ATACCTTTATTCCTTGAATTACCAGCTTGACCTAATGCAGCTTGACCTTCAGCCTGCAATTGATCTACAAGTGCAGCCTGTTGATTAAAAGCATCTTCTACTCTAATTTCATTTAAAGCAGCTTGCTCAGCTTCATACGCATCAATAGCAGCAATGCTGTTGAAAGTCATCTGACTTTCTGCATCTTGAACTGATTTAGAATACTGGTCTAGAGCAGCTCTGTATTCATAATCACGAATTGCCTGCTGATATTGATAATCAATAAGAGCAGTTTCGTATTCAAAATTCCTACTGTTATAGTAGTTAGCTTTTTCAGCTTCAAAAACCTCTTGGTTATATTCGTTAGTAGCTTCAGCTGCTTCTTCTGCAGCCTCTTGCTGCTCTTCGTATGCCTTTTCGTTAGCTTCGTTTTGTTTGTCTGCTTCGCTGGCGCCAAAAATTCCGCCAACAATGGAGCCAACGCCGCCGATAACAGCTCCCCAAATATTCATCTCCAGACCAGACACAGAAAGCTGATCGTCTAGGAGGTTATTAACTTTAGGATTAAACATTAAGACCTCCTATAATATTTGTCAGAATAGTTACCCTCCCACGTCATTGACACCAACGATACAGGGTATGGTAGATCACTTGTCACTTTAAGTTCAAAATTAGTGTTACGTTGATGGATGGGTAAGGTAAATACCCGGTTTTGTACTACAGGATTAGTATCGCCTTGATAAATATCACCATCTGTAGTATGTTGTACATCCCTCCATTCATTAGAACCAATTGGTTTTACTTTAAAACGAATGGCACCAGTACGACCTACAGAAAGTTTAATTCTAGAGATAGTAAGTGAAGCTGTAAAATCAGCGCCTTGATCTGTTTGAAGATAAAACTTAGGTAGTGTAACGTCTAGGTCATAACCATAACCAACTACAATACCATCAGCATATCCACTAAAGTCACCTTTTACTTCAAAATAACGGTAACCAGTTACAGGTTCAATACGTTCAATAGCCGTAGCCCAATAACCCTGATCAGAGTCAAGAGCAGCGTCTGTACCATTATCTGCTGTAGGCAGTGTAAGAAGCATCACAGCTTCTTTATCATCAATAGGTGTATAAGGTACGTAGATCTTTGTAATGTCGTTTGTAAGGTCATACACTACTGCATCAACACCTCCAGCTGGGCTGACAGGACGTGTAGCCATGTCAAGAGGTACATTACCAGTAAAGCTAGATGATGTAGCTATAATGTTACCAGAGGGCAGTTCATCAAGTTCAATAGTACCAATAGTGTATTCATCTTCCTGCTGCGATATAACAGTAACTGCATCGTTAAGAATACCTGCAGCTTGTACATCACCAGGCAGTTCCCACTTCACCCATGCTTGGAATAGATCCTCCTCACCATTGTTGTAGTAGCGATACATGTACAAATATTTTGTATCACGGTCAACTAATATAGCAACAGAGTTAGGAGAACTAACTGTGATGTCATCAATAGTATCAGGCAACCATTCTAGTACAGCCTTACTGATGTCAACTACAATCGGTGGTTCTTCTACATCACGTAGCGTCATGGTAAACAGTTTACTGTAACCAGGCACTCGGCTAACAAATGCAGAAGTAGTACCAATATCTACAGGTTTAATGTTTGAAGCCATTTCATAATTAGAAAGTGCTTGAATTGCACCAGAGCTAGGTGTCAGAACATTTCCATCTGTAGAGTATAGTTGGAACTGTTGACGCTCACTAAACAACAACAAACCTTGTGGTGATGGGAGTACATCAGCCAGAAGTACAGGACGGATACTAGATACGTTTAGATCGACAGGATCTGAATCAATTTGAGTAAGTGCAGATGCTGCAAAGAAATTATATGGATCGTTTGAAACACTAAGGATTACATTATCTTCTGATAAAAATCCAAACCTATTACTGTAGAAGAACGTAGAAGTAATCTTCTTTCCACTATAAGTTACAGGACTTGTATCATTAACTGTAATAAAAGAAGGCGGTCTGTTGGTTACATCATCTCCAGTAAGGCGATCGGTCCAACTAATAGGACCAAATGTAAACGTAGTAGCGCCTGTGTTAATCAAGGCGTGGGGCATAGTAGATGCATCCAAACCTGGCGACACATCAGGTGCTATAGTTTCTCCCCAAGCACCACGCCCCCTATTAAGAGTCGTGTCATATGCAGTAAACTTATAATAATAATCATCTTCAGCACCACTGCTATTCAAAATTTGAACAACATGTCCACCAAAAGATTCTAGTGGTAGTTTAGATACATCAGAAACAGAATCCTCAAACACTTCGATAGCAGTGTTATTAACACCGCCCCTTGCATCAATGCTAAATGGTACAGCAGTTCCTTGCGGTACACTGTAATCATATATGATATGAGAGACACCAGACCTTCTGCGGATGTTAATGCTATTATTATAACTTTCTATGTACCATGTCCCACTAAAGGCTACGTTACCCGCCAGCTGCTGGTTATGAATTGTATCCGCAATTGCATCAACCAAATGATTAGCTGTATTAAACTCTGATGATGGAGTTAATGTATAATACAGCATCTGATCAAAGGTTGTAGTATTCGTAGCTGTTACGCTAATTTCTACATTTTGAATCGTAACTGTAAGTATATCGTCTGGTACAAGAGACAGTAGTTTAATAGTAGCATCAGCACCACTAACATGTGTGTTAGCTGCTTGCATAGCAGTGTTAACAGTTTTGTTAGTAATAATTGTGGTATCTTGAATGCTACGGAAATGGTAATCATCTTGCTGTGTACCAGTCAAATAAGATGAACCAGTGTTAGTTACAGTACAGAACGTACCATCATCTTTAGTCCAAACATAAATGTCAGAACCTTTGATGGCTCCAATATAAGAACCAGCTGCACTACGATCAATAAAAAACCATGCTGCACCAGTCAGCTCAGACTTGTTAAATGGAGTACCATTTGCCTTCTTAAGCTGTTCAATGTGCTTCATACCAGGACGCTTCAGCAAACCGAATGTAGCATCAGGATAACCATTTACACATTCGGTCAACTGATTAGTCAACTTTTTGTCGTCAGTTTGGCGGGAGACACCACCAAGAAAATTGTCTATTTTTTGTGTTACTGCTGCCATTATCGTTGCAAAGTATGGAATGGTTTAAAGCTATTATAATAGTTCTCCCCTTGTGGCTCACCAAAGAAGGAATAGTCACCTTGACTGCATTCATACTGCATAGCCATAGCTCGTGCAAAGGCTTCTTTTTGCTGTAGGATTTGATACAAATTAGAATCATTCATGGTTCGGCTAGCAAAGATAGAAGCAGCACGGGACACAATAAATCCTTGGATAGGATCAGGGATACTTTCCCACTCAAAATACCACACAATGTCAACCTTGACACTAGAATCAGTCCACTTGTAGGTATGTTTAATACGGTCGTAGAGTTTACCCCCACGGTTAACACTATCATACTGACGGTTTCCAGATCTCTTAGAAGAGGTATTTAGATCTACCTGAAGCATATCATCAGGAATCAAAATCTCATCGTTTGAATCAGGCGTAAGTGTATAGTCAAATTCTTTATTGAAAGTCCATCCTTCACTCTGTACTTCACGCGACACTTCTCTAAGGGTGTTGAGTGCAATCGCAACGTCCGGGTTGGCTTGGGTTTCAACTCTACTGGTAACTTCATTACGAGTTAAAGTCCTTTCTGACACGGTTTGTGAAATGTTTAGAGTATATTCATACGTGACAGGATCAGTCGCAGGTGTTGCTTCTACACCAGCTACTGCAATAGACGTACCGGTAGTTACACCAGTACCACCAATATAAGTACCAACAGGAATGTTAGCAGTTTCAGTGGTAAGGGTAGTTCCAGAAATAGAACCAGTAAACCTAGAGACTTCGTTAATGATCAGAGTTTCTTCAGTTGTCAACGTGGTAACAGGAGCCTGACCAACTGACGCCAGGATCTGATTAACAGCTTTAAGCTCAGTGGAGCCAGTAGTT